CTTTTACAGTTGATGCAGTGTCACGAGTAACGCTGATTTTATTACTGTTATTAGCATTGAACATACCAAGAGCTTCACCTACTCCAGTACCGTTAAGAACTTCGCCAGCAAACTTCTTGCGGATTACTTTTGGAGCCTGCACCATTAGGTGGTTTTGTAGCCATGCGACATCGCTTAAATCTTCCTCAGTAACATCTGAATAAGCATATAGCTTAGCAAGTGGCAAAGTAGTTGTCTCAAATACTTCTTTACTTGAGTTCATTTGGGTGTTTTCAGGGATACGAGCCGCTTGAATACCAACAGAACCGCCAAGCGTATTACTAGCAGAACGTTTGAAAGTCTTGCTATTGCTTGATGTTGGCTCAATGCTCATTGCAGACATCCAATCATCATTAATACCAGACTCGTTAAGAAGTAGACCGTCAGCAAATTCACTTGGAATCATTAGACCATCATTAATAGAAGTATGAGCACCAGCAGTTTGCATAATGTCAGCAATACCCATAAGACGATGGTCTTGGCTGTAATCTTTGCCTACCTTAGCAACTTGAGATAGGAACTCACCACCATTACTAAATCCAAACTTTGGATCTTTGTGGAAACCTTCTTTAACTACAGCACCTTGAACTGGGCCAGCTTGAGCCGACTTTGGCGCAGAGAAAGAACTTAGAGAAGCTTGAACCGCTTCAAATCTTTCTTTCTCTTGTTTTACTTTTTCAAGTTCTTTTTGAGCGGCTTCGACTGAATTAAGCTTAGCAGAATAATCTTCTGTGCCTTGCTCCATTCCTTCAAGCTCACCCATAAGAAGCTTAATTTCTTCTTGTTTTGCTTGGATTTTATCCATTGTATTTCTCCATAAAAAAAGGCCACCTATGCACACCGGTGCACTGATAGCCTCAACTTTTCGAGTTATGTTTTGTGTTCTTATTGCCGTTAGCCGCTCTTTAACGGCAACAAGCATTGAGATTATTATAAGTTTTCTTTATATAAATTGCAAACTGTATAAATAAATTAAATAGTTTTACGAAGTCTCGCAGCTCTTGAACCTTGGTTAAGATAGTCGAAAACTTCCTGAACTGTTTTAATGCCGTCACTTAATCCGAGCCTTTCCGCATCTGCCTGAAAAAAGCTTTGGCCGCTTCGAGCTTCTGAACCGTCAGCCATATCAGCATCTGGTCTTGAACGCTCAACAGCAGAAGAGAAGTCAACCTGTAGCGCATCAACTTTTTTTTGCACTGAATCGATAAAACCTTGGCTTATCTTAGTTCCATACATACCAGCCCCTTTGAGTTCACCGGTGGCTATTTTTATAACTTTATGACCTTCTCTTGCAAATGCCTCTGAGCTATCAACCATAGCGGTGACAGTTCCTATACTTCCTGTCTCATTGAATTTATGAGTGCTAAACACCTTCCCTGCTTGAGATCCTGCGTAATATGATGCACTCGCCATCATGCCAGTATTTAGAGAGGCTGTTTGCTTTACGTTTGATAAAGCTCTCATCTTTTCCGCAAGTACATCAATCTGGTGAGCTTCACCGCCTGGGCTGTTAATATCAAATAAGACTTGATCAATTTTATTATCTTGTGCAACATCGTCAACCGCTGCCATAAGATCTTGAGTTGATACGGCATCAAACAAAATGCGCTCAAATAAACCAGGATTGAACATCATAGGCCCATTAATGCTTATCATTGCTCTATTATCAACTTTCTGTAATACCGGTTTACTCATTACTTCGGGCTCTTTACCATCAGCCATCAGTTTCTTCAAAGACTGCTCAAATGGTTCAATATTTATAATGCGCTGATTTATATTCTGCAAAGACAACTCATCCATCATATAATAATTATTTTTAAACATTAGCTGAATCCTATTGTTATTTTTTTACTTGATGCCAAAGCTATATCATTAGTTATTGTAACCGTTCCAGTATCCGTTATGAGGCTTGCCCCAGGTGATGCCGTTATAGTTGTCACTGTCTTACTTTTTTGAGTTTTGGTTAAATCAACAGAACCACCATTTAAATTTAAAGTGGTTATTGTACCGCTCGCATAATGATTCAATGACCCGCTATTACTTACAGTCAAAGTTGTGATTGTATTGGCTGACGTGCTGTCGTACTGGTTAAGAGTACCGCCTTTCAAGGTAACAGTAGTAATACTTGATTGAGTGTTTACTGTGCCGCCTGATTGAGTCAATGTAGTGTGCGTTACATTGTCACCTATATTGATTGACCCGGATTCAATTAGTATGTCACCAATTGTAGAACTGTTTGAGCTGTCATCACTGACCGCCAATGTTCCACCGTATACATTAATGTCAGTGGAAGCATTAACCGCGCGCAATCTTAGCGGCTGCCTGTTATGGTCTTGTGCTTTTGTGGCCGTACCATATACATTAACTTGAGCCGCAGTAGTTGTGCCGAAGTCTATATTCAATCTCTTAGAACCTGTGAAAGTTCCAACAGTGCCGCGCCGTTGACCTATTACAGCAGTAACCGCCCCGATCTCTAAAAAGTCAGATTGAGCTGAACCGATTAAGCCAGTATATGACAAATCAATTGTTAAGCTAGTTAATGCGATTGCAGATTGATCAAGTGTTCCAGTTATATCTTGTGAACTGTTTGCAATGATTACGTCATCGGCAGCAATTGGAACACCACTTGGACTCCAGTTGGCAGCCGTACCCCAATCACCCTCGTTACCGCTGTCAGTTCCTACCCATGTCTTAGTAGCCATATTATATTCCTATACTTGGTTTTACGTTTGTTAAAGTATCAAAACCTGTTGCAGTCAACCAATCTCCTTGGTTTTGTTGTAGCTCGTCTGTATCATCTAGTATGTTAGTTAAATTAGATTGTATATACTCGCTTGCTGCTATAGTGACTGGTGACCTCCATTCGACATCTATGCCACCGCCTCCACTGGTTGAACTCACTACAGGACGAACCCCGTCTTCTCTATACACTCTTCGATTGTCAGTTTGTGATATATTCGTGGACGTTGTATTGTCAAAATAAATATTAACGATACTGTTATTGATTTTAAAATTAGCTTCATCTACTGCCGTCACACCACCAAAGAACTCAGATATACCTTGACTTGTAGTTGTGTTATACACCCACCATGAATAAAACTCTGCTAATGTAAAGTCACTACCCACTGAAACATCAACTTCGTCATTCACATAATCAGCGTTAAATTTTGTTATAGTGGAGCCGTCTAAGGATAAAGTATTGTAAGCGGTGTCATCGTCTTGTATAGTTAAAAAAGATAAACCTGCAATCCCTACTATTCCAGTTGCTAACGCTTCACTTTTTGCGATCGTGCCTGATGTATATGTTGCACGTAGTCTAATAGTATCACCATCATCAACAGATGCACTTAGCAAGTTAACAGATGTTGAGTACCCTGATCCACCGCTCACCAAACTATTGGCTATTTCAGCTGACTTTGTTACGTTATATATTTGGACTCTTGAACCATCGATAATATTAGTCGCAGTTATATCAACTGATTGCTCTAAGGTAATATTTGGCCCTGTGTTGGTTGTTATATCAGTGCCGTTAGTTAAATTTAGTGTAATAGCGCCACCACTTGAGTTTATCACTTCAGCTATTGTACACCCATCAAGTGTATAAGTTCCTGCTGTATCAAAGTCTATGGAGTCTGCTGTAATACCAGTTAACGGAGTGCTTAAAGCGTTTAGGTCTACGTCACCGTCTACAGTCAGATTATCTATCATGTTTCGAGAATCTAACATTTGAAGAACACCTGTCCCACCGAAAACTAAAGTTTTCCCAGATGCAGAACTTATTTTACCACTAGAGTCAAGTATCAAATCCCAGTCATCAGCAAAAGTGAAAACATTACCATCCAGTGATTTTATAAATTCGATTTCGTCCATATTAGCATCTAAGGCTAATTGAGATTGACAATAATCGTAAATTTCTGAAAGTGTACGTTCTATCTCTACCGTGACCGTTTTAAGTGTGAAATTAATAGTTATAAATGTTAAAGCTACTGCATCGGCTTCACTTAGAACTGTGACTGTATTATCTGGTAGCCTAAACTCTTGTTTAATCGGCTCACTTACTGCACTTTGAAAGTCTTGGTACTGGTAATCATACTTTCTTATACGAATATCAAAAGGCGCTTTATCTGTACTTGTAGATCCATGCGGCCGGTCAAAGAACACTGCGTTTATTTGATCGACTATTCCCACTGAACTCACTTTTATTGCGTCTTGAATATCTCCTACATTATCATAGATAGCTACCTTAACGCCTGTTAGCCCTGCACCAAATGAATCCGTGAGTGTATACTTTACTGATTTTGCTTGTTTGTAACTCCCCTTTGTATTTGTAATTTTTGCATCTGCAAAAGTCGTACAGTCAATGAAGGTAAAAAGCAAGCTCGAATTTGCCCCAGAAGAGTCTATTATGTAAGTGTTTGAATCAGCAAATTTTGTACTTGAAAATACACCTTGGAAACCTTGAAAAGCCTTGATAGCTGTGTTGTTTTGGTAAAAGAATGTATTATCAATTGGCCTAGTAAAAGTTCCACTAAGTGACCAAGCAATACCACCATTATCATTGCCGCTAAATCGGGTTGAGTCCAATTCTGTTGCGGGGGAGTACATTCTCCCACCCATGGGCCCATCCATAATACAGCCTATTATCCGCATAGGCCCAGGAGACCGAATGAAAATGTCAAAGCCATTCGAAAACGAGTCTCCGTGACAACCGTAAAAATTTAGAATCGGCCCTGTAGTGCTTGGAGATCCTTGGGTTGTAAACATTAAAGTGTTGTTAGAAACTTCAAACTGTAGTCCGCACCCTTCTATCGTTTCAATTGAGTTGTTAGCTTCCCCACCTATTAATCGACCAAATTGTAGAGCGCAATTATCTGCAATCGGATAAGTTGCAATAAATCCACTTCCTGTATGAGTAGATTTACTCGATAAGGATTTATTCACATCAGCCAAAAAAGCCTCAGACGTTAGCTCAAAGTCACGCCCACGCATTTGATAGCTATTTCCTTGATTACGCATTACAGAATTTGCAGTAGCTGCATTTACATCATCTAAGCTAGTAGATATCGAAAAGTCTTCACCACTAGCAGGAGTAGAACTAAAACCACCATCACCAACAGTAACAGTGGAAGACGTTGCGCTTTCAATATATCTAATTTCCCAATCACCTGTGTTTGACCCATTTTTCCATAGAAGGAAACGACCTGCATCACCTGAAGCAGGGGCATCACCTGTTGAGTATTGGATAACAGTAGAAGTTGATCCGGTAGTAGAAGTAAAAGCTTTATAGTTTCCGGAAATTGTTATTCGTGTAGCCGTGCTTGAAATTGTAGCTGCCATTACTAAACCTTATTGATTGTTATGCTTTTGCTTTGCCAAACACCTGCACTGTATGCAAGTGTGATGTATACTGTCCAAGTCTGTCCATTGTAGTCGAATATTTCTTGTGTACTTGTCAGTTCATCGCCAGTATAACTTAATGTCTTAGTATGGTTAGTTATGTTTTGGAACGCATCGTAAGTTAGTAAGGTGATTTTATCCCCTGTATAGGTAGCTGTACTTGGTGCAATGGAAGCTAAATACAATATAGCATCTTCTGGAACTGTGGAGCTTGAAGAAGAACCAACAGAAACAAAACCACCTGACCGGCCTTTGTCACCTTTCGGCCCGCGATCACCAACCACTCTACCAAGATTAACTTTTTGGCCGTCTGTATAAGTTACAATTAAGTCAAAGCTTCTTATCTGTAGGCGTACAATTCCGCGTCCGTCTTCGCCATCTGTGCCATCTTTGCCAGGTTCCCCGCGTGTACCTTTCAAACCTTGCTCGCCTTGTGGGCCTCTTAACCCTCTTGGGCCTGCTTCGCCTTGCATACCAGTATCACCAGTAATACCATCAACACCGGCTAAACCTTGCTCACCTTGGATACCTTGGATACCTTGCTCGCCTTTCAATCCACGTAGAGACTCTTTAAGATCAATCTTTTGCTGATCAATCTTAGCTTTGGCTTTCTGGCTTAACTGTTTACTTTTTGAGTACATCAACTTCAACCCACCCTGACATATTCCAAATATAATTCATGCCGTTTTCATCTTGCCTAATCTCGCCTAGTCTTGGAGCGTCATCCAGTTGCGCAACTTCCTTAAGTAAATATTCAATAACCTTATCGGCTTGGTTCTCTACCTTTTCCATGTTGCATACTTCTTGCGCCATAAACATAAGTTTATCTTCTGTAAACTTTTCTTTACTTTGAACATTGCATATAAAATCAGCGTGAACTTGAAAGCAGTCTGAAAGCTCTTGCTCAAACTTAATATAAAACTTGTCTAGATGCTCTTTCATTGCTGTCTGATCTTTCTTAGCTGCTGCATCATGGCTCAGTTTCTCTTTACGTGTAAGCCGTTTAATACTGTCGTGCATAGATGGCAAGTAAGCTGATATCGCGGATTGTTCAGTAATACCTGTGCTTACCTCTTCCTGAGTCTCTTCCTCTTCGGGCTCTGGTTCTGGTGTTGGCTCTTCAATTGGTTCTGGTTCCGGCATTGGTTCGGGTTCTTCTAATGACTTTTCTTTTATATCATTATCTAATTGACGGCCCTTAATGTTTTCAGATACTGGGGCTAAATTAACCGAAGTATAATAGACCTCGCCACCTTCAGGAAGTGGTAAGCCCTCAACATTTGCAATTGTATTAGGATTAACAACACCCATATCAAGCATTGATTTCCACCATGCAGAACGCGCGGCCATATCACCACGAGCCAAACCTTTTTCGTCAATGTCAATAAATGTATTATCTGTCTTATGGAAGTGAAATTTGACTTGTGTTTCTATCCGGGTAATCCAAGGTGTAAGCGTATCGGTAATGTAATTTAAATCGTTTTGTTCAAGATTGGCAAACTTGGCTTGAGTCATATCCATTAGCTTATGCGGTGGTATTCTGAACCAGCGCGCAATCTCTTCGACTTGGAACTTCCTTGTACTTAATAGCTCTGCATCTGTGCTGTTCATTTGAATACGGTTGAATTTAAAGCCCCGGTCAAGTATCGCCATCTCGCCAGCATTCTTTGAACCGCTGAACCTTTTCTTCCAGAATCCGCGTATCTCTTCTTTCTGCTCTGCGTTTAATGCTTTGTCAGTCTCAAGGGTTGCACCGATTGATAGATTATTGCCGAAGAATGCACCGGTGAAGTTCTGAGCTGCAATAGATATACCTAGACTTTCCGCTGCTATCTCTCCAATACTTACACCAACATCCTCATTGCCCATGCCGCGAAGATGTAACATTTCATGCGGCCCTAATATCATTGCTTTCTTACCTGGTGCATTCTGTCCGACTTGATCTTGCAAGGTAATATGAAAGTGTAATTCAGCGTCTGGTGTTGGTCTAAATGGCTGTACTCTGGTTGGGTGTATTGGGTAAAGGTTAATCTCGCCCTTATCATTATAAACTATTTCGCTGTACGCATTGCCATAGGTCAACATCCACTGAACCCAAAGCTGCCGGCCTGTCATCGGATCTAATGAAGGATTAAAACCTTGCTGTAATGTTTTGAGTATTGGGGTTGTGGTGATCGGCTTGCGTGTTCCGTCTTTCTGTAGTGTATAAGCTTTGATTGGTAACTTGGCGACATCCTCTGATATGGCCCTGACTGCTAACCAGTAAGCTGAGATTTGATAAGCTATTTCACTTGATACTGTTACACCGCTCCCTGATTTATTGAAAAAAGATTGTTGAATTGATCTAAAAATACTACTGATGCCAAAACTATTATTAAAATAAGGGTCAGTAGATTGCAGCACTTTAGCGTCTTTACGCTTGAAGATATCAAAGAGGGCCATTGAGTTAGTCCTGTAAGTTATTGAGTATAAGCCTATTTTATAAGTATTAACTTAATTATAAGTTTTTTCAATATAAATTGAAAATTAAATAAATAAAATAATCACAAAAAAGAATAATTCTCATTACTTAACAGCGCGTCCATGTCCTCATCCATATTCTTTAAAGTGAGGAAGTGAGACATTGATAGTGCGGCACAAAAATCCACCTTGGCTAGTGTCGCGTCATTACCGTGTGGCTTAACTAATTGAATTAATCCGTTGTGCATCTCTTTACTGGTTGCATTGCCAATCTGCCAACTAGCACACTTATTGCCATCATGTCTAAACTTGTCATCTAAGATACTAACCGCGATATCTTTTAACGGCTCCGATAAAAACCTGGGGCTTTGATTGATCTCAACCATTGGCAAATTGTGTTCATTCTCTAAGTTCATAACAAGTTCAGTTGCAAAGCGCGGATCATAACCAAACTCTTCAACATCATACTCTTTACATATCTCGACTATATCCTCACGTACTCGCCTGAAGTCAATAGCATTACCCTCGGTGATAATTATTTCTTTGTCATCAATCCAACCTCTAGACTTATAGAAATTAATCTTAGGGTGTTTCTCTGGTATCCACATTAAGGTTTTGATATAGTATTTATCTTGATATGGGAACTCAAGAACCAATGCACATAAGTCGCTCTTGAATGCCAAGTCTAAACCCGCGTAACAAGTTTGCCCCGTCAAGTCAACATTGTCTTTATCTTCTGAGTCAACCCACTTTGCATAGTCCAAAAATTTACTTTCTGATTGCGTTTGTATGTTCATGTATAGCCGCTTAAAACTGTTCGTATATGTTGGGTCTGTTTGGGCTTTCTTAATCTCTTTACGGTAAAAATCAAGGCTGATACTTTTCCCTAATTGCGGGTTACACTTTGCCCAGTTCTTTTCATCTGTCCAGTCATCGTGAACATCCAGGAAGTAAAGCACCGGTAAAAATGTTGGGTCATCTGCTGAATTATCCGCAACTCTTAACCCGTGTTTAAACTTATCATTGCATATTGAATCGCGGGAATAGTCAGCGGTGGTGATAATTAAATTCAGTGGGCTTTCTCTCATACCCATAGATGTTACAATAGCCTCATATAGTGCGGCCCCTTGCTTCTGCTTCCAGCTATGGATCTCATCCATAACAGATAACGACACATTTAAACCGTGGTTCCTGTCACCATCTGCCGTTAATGGTACATAAGTATTTAATTCATTGGCTGATATTATCTTCCTTGGATTGCCT